TGGTATTAAGCGACATTGGTGAGGTTATGAATAGAGACCACACAACTGTTATTCATTCCATTACTTGCATCCAAAACGACATTACCCACCCCTACGATGATAGCCTAGAAAAAGACCTTATTAACATTAATATATTAATTTAATTTGGTTATCAACAAACAAAGTATTAATTTCACATCCTAAACCATTAGTTATGAACAATCAAGTAGAAAAACAAACAAACAAAATCCTTTACACAAAGGAGCAAATTGAGTTAATTAGGTCGCAAATTGCACCTGAAGCAACCCAAGAGGAACTTAAGTTATTTTTGTATCAATGTCAACGCACAGGGCTTGATGCACTTTCAAGGCAGATTTATTGTATTCACCGCTGGAGTAAGGGCGGTAAAAGAATGACCATCCAAACATCCATTGATGGATTCCGTGTAATAGCGGAAAGGTCAGGGAATTATGGCGGACAATCCGAGCCATTATTTACTTATGAGAATGGCAATTTAATTTCCTGTAAGATTTCAGTATTTAGATTCCACAATGACATTCGCTTTGAGGCATCAGTCGGAGTTGCTTATTTAGCAGAGTATTGCCAATTTGATAAGGATGGCAAACCGATGGGCTTATGGGCAAAACCACATATAATGCTGGGTAAGGTTGCAGAGGCACTTGCTTTGAGAAAAGCATACCCACAAGATTTGTCAGGTATATACACTAGCGAGGAAATGCAACAAGCCGATGAATCAGCCTATTTAAAGGCACATCTTACTGAATTGGATGTAGAGTTAGCCGTTGACCTTTGCGTGTCTAAAACGGAACTTAAAACGCTATATTCATACAATATGGATTTAGTAAACAATAGCCCTGAATTAAAAGAAATATTTAAAACCAAACAATCAACATTATGAGCATAACTAAACGATGCCTTAATTTACAAAGTGAAGTTCTTATTTGTGAATTTTTTAGTATTACAGTAACTGAATTTGATACCACTTGTCTTGCGTGGCATACACCTAAAGTTTATGAATATCATAAAGACTTGGGATTTGAATTTACACTTAATACTAAAGGGGATTACCTTGAAGCAACTAAAGACGGAATTAAAATTATATTATCACTAAATAAACCACAATGAACAATTTAATAGACAGTAAACTTGAAAAATTAAGGGACAATGTTGCTTACTATGAGTGGAAGTTTGAATCTTGCCATAGATTTTGGAAAAATGAATATTTAACCGAGATTAGAAAAGCAAGAGCCAAACTAAAGGAATACAAAGCCAAACACTATCCTGAAATGTTAACCCCATTATTAACCCAGCCAAAACCATTTATGCCAATGAGTGATTTTAGCGAACAATACGAAAACTATGAATGAATTTCCTAGCATTGACTTAATGATTGGACAATTAAATGATTCAATCACAAAAATAGAAGCCACAACATTAAGTAAAGATAATTACGTTTTACAAACATTAAGAGTTGCGTTGCGATTGGCTTTGGATATAAAAAAAGAGGAATTAAATTATTTTAAATCAAAAACAAACTAATATGCGATTAAGTACTTGCTGCGGAGCAGAAACCGATATGGAAGAAGTAGGCATTTGTCCTGAATGCCTTGAGCATTGCGATTGGGAAGATGAATATGAAGAATCATTAATTGAAGAACTTAAATTGACTGAAAAACAAGTTATAATCATTGTACAGGAATGGTACACAAATGGTATGTATCGTGATATATTGCAAAACGAACTAGGTGAAGATTTAGAAGAAATATGCGAACAAAAACTTGCAGAAATAAAATTTAGACCAATAGATGAGAAAGAAATACAAAAGGATTTAGATGCAGAAAACCAAATAGAAGAAGAACAAATTAATAAACACCAAAACAAATAAAATGATAGTATTAAATCTAAAAAAAGAGGACATCAAATTTACTGCACACAAAAACGGAAATCACTACGCTACCATAGTTGTAGAGAAACGCAAAGAGTTAGATAAGTTTGAAAATACCCACACAGTATATAACGGACAAACCGCAACTGAAAGGGCAGAGAAAGCCAAAAAGGAATATTGCGGAAATGGGAAAGAGTATGTTTGGGAAGCTAAAAAAGAGTTTGCCCAAAACAAACAGGAATTAGAAGATGCTGAAGATTTGCCATTTTAGGTAAATTAGATTATCTTTGTAAAAGAATGTAAGAGATTCTATTCAAAACTCATTGCCCGAAGATGCGTTGGTACTCTTACTACCAGCAATTCCGAGGGCTTTTTTATTTTATGTCAAAAGACACATTTTACTTTTCACACGACTATAATAGTCGGAATGATGAAAAGATTAAATTCCTTCTACGAAAACACGGATTTATTGGCTATGGTTTATTTTGGGCAATCATAGAAGATTTATACAATAATGCGAACGCATTGCGAACGGATTACGAAGGCATTGCGTATGATTTTAGAGTGGATGTTTTATTAATAGAAAGCATTATAAAAGATTTTGATTTATTTGTCTTTGAAGGAGATACATTTGGCAGTTTATCCGTACAAAAACGAATAGATGAACGAGATAGTAAAAGCGTAAAGGCAAGAGAATCAGCACATAAGAGATGGACTAATGCGAACGCAATGCAATCGCAATGCGAAGGCAATGCTATAAAGGAAAGTAAAGGAAAGGAAATAAAGGAAAGGAAAGTAATTAAAGTAAATATACTAGATAGTGCATTTGATGAATGGTGGAATATTTATGATAAAAAGATTAGTAAAGAAAAAGCTATTAGTAAATGGAATATTTTGACAAATGATGAAAAGCAATTAGCTTTAAAAATAGTACAAGAGTATGTTAACTCAACCCCTGATAAAACATTCCGTAAAGACCCAACCACATATTTAAACAATAAATCTTTTAACGATGAAATCATTATCCGAAATGCTACCACAAGTTATAAACCCAATGTCAGTGAGCGTAACTTCACAAACCTTGCCAGTCTTAAATACATTGAACCAAAGCGAGATTAAAATTTATGATGCCTTACAAACAATGCACATATCAAAATGTTCAAGCATAGAAGTAGCTGAACACCTAAAAACCTGTATTCAATTAAGCGGTGCAGTTCCACCAACAAGCCCTGAATTTCAGTTCCTAGTTGATTTTGTACTAAAGAACTATGGAATATTTAAACTAAAGGAATTAGGTGCAGCATTTGAACTTTATGTTTTAGGTCGTTTAGATGTAGATAGAAATTATGGTTCATTTAGCCCTAAATTCTTTGGCGATGTAATGGCTGAATACAAAAAGATTGCAGTACAGGTAAGGCAAAAGATTGAACCAAAGATTGAGCCAACTGCTCACAACTACATAGATGAAGAACAAGCTATTAAGGATGAAAAGGAATGGTGGGATAAATCAACTAGAAAAGACTTTAGGTTTATTAATCACCAAGTATTTGATTATATGTGGAAACGCAAATTGATTAAAATATCAAAAGAGCAAGGAGATGACATAAAAGCAAAAGTTAGGTTATTCTTTTTGGCACAGGCGAAAAAAGCAAATGATATGTTAATAAGCGATGAAACAATGACCCAGCAATGTAAAAAATATTTATTAATGATGCACTTTAATAACCAACTATGAAAGAACTATTTAAACTGACAATTGAGTTCACAAGGATATTTATAGGATTTATACTAGCCATTACCATATTGGTAACATTTGACATTTACTACGAATTAAAACGACTATTAAAAAATGTTTGATATTCAAGTAAAAAATAGCATTATAGAACATTGCGAACAACAAATTGATAAATACAATTTTGGTCAAAGAAGCACCGCAAATGGTAATAAAGAACAACAACTTACAGGTATTATTGGTCAAAGTGTAGTAATGGAATTATTCCAATTAGGACATATAAACGGAAATGATGGATTTGATAATGGAATTGATATAGTTTATACCAATATTTTTGGCTCAATAAGTTTAGATGTAAAAACAATGGGCAGAACTACAAGCGTAAAGCCTAATTATACAAATAACTTTATTGCATTACAGGACTATTTTAATCCTGAAGGTTACATATTTTGCAGTTATAACAAATCAAATAAAGTACTTACAATTTGTGGCTGGGTAACAAAACAAGAATTTATTAACAAAAGAAAGTATTTTCCTAAAGGAACAATACGAGAAAGGAGTAACGGAACAACATTTGAAACAAAGGCAGATTTATACGAAATTGATATTATTGATTTGAATGATGTTATTGATGAATTAGACCTTAAAAAACAATTGACTTTAATTATATGAACGGAGCAGAGAACTCGCAGCCTGTGAGAATGATATACCTAGACAACAAAGAAGAAATAATATTTAAATCCATATCCTACGCTAAAAGAATAACAGGTGTAAATGAATACCAAATAAAACAATCTTTAAACCCTGTCAATAAGAAACGATTTACCCATAAAGACCGAATAGTTGTTTTTCGTACTATAAAACCCTAATTTTGCATTATGGCTTTACAATCAATACCAAGATTAACCGCAAAGGCTCAACAAATATTTAACCGCTACATTAGGACTAGAGACAGTCAAGATGGATATTTTACTTGTATTAGTTGCGGTCAAGTAAAGGATTTTGAATATATGGATGCTGGGCATTATGTTCCTGTTAAAGGGAGTTCAGCCCTTCGGTTTGATGAGTACAATGTAAACGGAGAATGTAAATCCTGTAATGGCTTTGACCAATTCCACCTGATAGGGTATCGCAGAAACCTAATTGATAAAATAGGCGAACGAATGGTTTTACACCTAGAAAGCCAACACAGGCTCATAAAGAAATGGTCAAGAACTGAACTTAACGAATTAATAGAAAAGTATAAATAATGGCGAAACTTAACGCAGCTGGTAAAGTAAACTTTGGCACAAGAAAAAAAGGTAAGTACAAAAAAAGTAACGGACCGAAAGACAAACCAACAAAACCATATAACCGACAAGGATAATGAAAGATACATTTTGTAAAAGAGAATACAAGTGCAAATGTGGAATAATTATTGAGGACTATGTTTGGCAAAGTTCCATAAAGGAACACACCATCAAATGCAAGTGTAAAAAAGAAATTGGCTACAATAATCTAATTATAAATAATGTTGTTAAATCAGCATCTATAAGAACACCAACAAAGAACCGATAATATGGAAATATTTGTAAAAGCATACTATGATGGTATGATGATTTTATTTTTCTTGTTTTTTATATTTTGCATAACAAGAAAAGGAGAAAGAACAAAAAAATGGTAAATAAAAATAGATAATGTTAATAAACGAAATCAAACCAAACCCAAACAATCCTAGATTGATTAAAGACCATAAGTTTAAACAACTTGTTAAGTCAATCCAAGATTTCCCCCAAATGCTTGAGTTAAGACCAATTGTAATTGATGAAAACAATATGGTATTAGGTGGCAATATGAGATTAAAGGCTTGTATAGAAGCTGGGTTAACGGATGTTCCTGTAATTCACGCTAACAATTTAAGCGAAGCACAAAAGAAAGAATTTATCGTTAAAGATAATGTTGGATATGGCGAATGGGAGTGGGATGCTTTGGCAAACGAATGGAACATTGAAGATTTAGATAATTGGGGATTAGATATACCAGCATTCGCAAATGATATAGAACAACCAAAGGACAATGCCATCGGAGGTACGACTTGTCCGAATTGTGGTGTAACTTTGTAAGAATCGTGAAACAATCGTGAGATTATGGCAAATGAACAAAACTTAACCCCATTCCCAAAAGGGAACAATGCAAACCCTAATGGCAGACCTAAAGGAGTTCCTAATTCAAGAACTCGTTTACTGCGTTTACTTGAACTTGTTACCAAAGTGCGTAACCCTGTTACAGGTGAAGATGAGGAGTTTACAATAGCTGAACAGTTAGATATGAAGATAATTGCAAAGGCAATGAAATCCGATTTAAGGGCATATCAGGAGATACTTGACCGACTAGAAGGCAGAGCAAAACAAACAACCGACATAAACGCAAACATTCAAGGTAGCGTTCAAATAGTAATACAAGAAGATGACCGATGCAAACCAATTGAAGATTAATGCAACCCCTGTATTCTTTGCCAACAAAAGAGCATACGAAGGCAGCTATCCTGTCATTTGCAATGAAGGTGGCACAAGGAGTTCAAAGTCTTATTCCATTGTTCAGTTACTGATTGAAATAGCCTATAACAATCCAAAGACTAGGATTTCAATAGTATCGCATTCGCTTCCACATATCAAGCGTGGAGTTTATAGGGATTTTAAATCTATAATGGAGAATTGGGGTTTATGGCAAGACAATGACTTTAGCTTTTCCGATTTTATATACACTTACCCAAATGGGTCTTACATTGAACTGTTTGGATTAGAAGATGAAAGCAAGGCAAGAGGACCAGCAAGGGATGTGCTATTCATCAACGAAGCTAACTTAATCAAAAGAACTTTATACGACCAATTACTAATGCGTACAACAGGCAAGGTATTCCTTGATTGGAATCCTGCTGACTTTATAAATTGGGTTTATGAAATAGCCGACAATCCTGAAAACAAACGCATTCATTCTACCTACCTAAATAACCTTCCAAACCTATCCGAATCACAAATAAAAAACATTGAGCAGTATAAAAACCTACCTGATGATTTTATGTGGAAGGTTTACGGATTAGGGGAACGAGGTGCAGCAAAAGAACTTATCTACACACAATGGAAACAATACGACATCGCACCTGAAGGAGATGTATTCTATGGGCTTGACTTTGGATATGTCCACCCAGCTGCATTAATAAAGGTTACCCATCACGAAGGAGAGAATTATTTTGAGGAAATAATTTATCAAAGTGGACTTACACTATCCGACCTTACAAGATTGATAAAAGAGAAAGTGCCTGAACGAGCAACCATTTACGCAGATGCAGCCGAACCAAAATCAATAGAGGAACTTTACCGACAAGGGTTTAACATTAAACCTGCACAAAAAGATGTATGGGCAGGAATAGTTAAAATGAAATCTTATCCTATAAACATTCACTTTCATAGTCAAAATCTTAAAAGGGAATTTATGTCTTACAAATGGAAAAAGGATAAAAATGATAATGTAATTGAAGAACCTGTTAAAGCAAATGATGATGCTTTAGATGCTTCACGATACGCAGTATTTACTCACTTGACAAAACCTAAATTTGCGGTAAGTGTATTTTAACTTAAATTTCTTTAACTTTGTTTAAATTCTAATAATATGGGTTTATTTGACATCTTCACTAAAAAGAAGATTAACACACTATTTCCAACAATTCCAATGAACTCCCAAATAGCAATTGAAAGGGGTATAGTTACTTGGCAAGGAGCAGACCAAAGAAGTTTTGTTGATGATGGATATGTAGCAAACGATATAGTTTACTCAATCATTAAACTAATTACCGACAAAGCTAAAATTGCACCATTCCACGTTTATAAAGTTGTAGATGAAAAGGCTGCAAAGAAATACAAATCTTTAGCTGCACAAAAAGACATCAACTTAAAAGAACTTGAGACATTACACAAAAAGGCATACGAACTTTACACAGGAGACCAACGCTTAAACGAGTTGCTTAAATATCCTAATGAAGAAGATTGCTGGAGTGATTTAGTTGAACAATGGTGCGGTTTTAAGTTAATAACAGGTAATTCTTTTATTTATGGCAAACTTATTGAAGCAGGAAACAATCAGGGCAAACCCTACGAGTTATTTGCTTTACCTAGTCAGTATATGGCTATCATTGCAAATATCAATGTGTTCCCCCCAACAAGGGCTGGGTATCAGTTATATTACGGACAAATGTGGTCATTTGATACTAAAGAAATCTTACACGATAAATACTTCAATCCACAATGGGGAGTTACAGGTGGACAATTGTACGGACAATCACCGCTACGAGCAGCAGCAAAGAATTTAACAAGAAGTAACGAAGCTAAAACCGCTGCCGTTGCATCATTCCAAAATGGTGGACCTGCTGGAGTTTTATTTATGAACGATGAACGCTATGACCCAACAAGTGGACAAGCACAGGCACAAGCACTTAAAACCGCAGTTAGTCAAAAAGGCGGTTCAGCTAACTTTAACTCAATAGCAGTATCAGGTTATAAAGTAGATTGGAAACAAATCGGACTTTCTCCTGTTGAACTTAATATCATTGAATCGGAAAAATGGGATTTAAAAGCACTATGTAATATCTACGGAGTACCTAGTCAACTTTTAAACGATAGCGATTCAAAGACCTATAACAATCAAAGAGAAGGGGAAAAGGCATTAACGCTTCGTTGTGCCATCCCATTACTTAACGCATTGACTGAAAACCTTAATAGGAAATTACACACGGATTGGGGTTATAAAGGAACAAATCTTTATGTAGATTACGACCTTTCAGTATATGGAGAATTAGAAGCAAATAAATCCGAGCAAACTGAATGGCTTGATAAAGCGTGGTGGATTAGTCCTAAACAAAAGTTGGACATTATGAATATTGAAGTGCCTGATTATATCCCTACCGAAGAATTAGAGAAACTTTACATCCCAACAGGATTGCAAACTATTGACCAATTCCAACCTTTGAATATTCCTGATAACCTAAATCCATAAAATGATTTGGCAAGATTATAAAAAATTATATGCCAACGCATTAAAGCAATACTCACCGAAGTTCAAAAAAGAACTACAAAATCAGGTGAACACCTATTGCCGTACATTAGACTATAACGCAATTAGCGATAAAGCCATTAAAAAGACCATTCAAAAGCTGCATTTGGCTATGGGTGTAAAGATGGCTCAAATATCAAGTAAGGTCGTTAAAAGGTCTGTAAAAGGGCATTACGAGGCATTAGAAGTTAAATCAGCAGAGACCGACCTATTTGCTTACACTATCCTTCAGTACCTACAAACGCAAGGACTTGACCAATTAGCATCCGATATTACAAATACAACCAAAGACCAAATAAGAAGATACCTAATTCAATCAGCCGAGCAAAATCTAACACTACCTGAAACAATAGTTTTATTGAGGGGTGCAGGAATTACGGATTATAGAGCAGAGTTAATAGCAAGAACGGAAACAGGAAGGGCTGCCAATATTGGTTCAATGGTTGGTGCAACAAGTACAGGATTGGTAACTGTCAAAGAATGGATTGCAGCAAAAGACAATAGGACAAGAAGGATTCCACGAGACCAATTTGACCACCTAAATATGGATGGCACTAAAATACCAATGGATGCGACATTTAAACTGCAAAATAAGAAAGGCGGTTTTGATTTAATGCTACATCCTTGCGATTCAAGTGGAAGTGCTGGAGATGTTTGCAACTGCCGTTGTACTTTAGGATATGAGGCACAAAGGGATAAAAATGGCAAACTATTAAAGCTACAAGATAACCCACCAA